GTGGAGATAATAAAGAACTCCTTTAAAGATAGAGTACCAGCTAAGAAAGATAGGTCACATCTAAGAGTGGTGAAGTAGATGTCTAGAAAAGATAAAGAAAGACAAATAAAATGGAATAAATTTAGAACAGATCTGTACAGGGAGTGGCAAACAAAATATCCCGGATTAAAACAACAGACTTATATAAGCTTTGAGACTGCTAAAAAGATTGGACTAACCTTAAAAAAAGGAGATACTAGAGAACAAGACAACAAAACATTTAATCAATATTATCATAGACCTTCACATATAGGGCCGTGTATACGAGAACACTGGTATACAGACAAAGCAAAGAAAACTATGAAAAAGAATAAAGCCAAGCAAAAGAAACAAAACAGTGATAGAAATAAAAAGTTTGTTAGTAGATACAAAAAACTATTAGGCTGTACTCTTTGTGGTTGGAACAAATCTACTTGGGGATTACACTTTGATCACATAAACCCTCACGATAAGACTACAGAGATTTCTAAAATGATGGGTTCAAGTAGATCAGAAATAAAAAAAGAAATAAGAAAGTGTAGACTTATATGTGCTAACTGTCACTCTATACATACAGAACAACAGCATCACAGTAAAAAATATGGGTGGCATTTAGGTGGGAAAACACAAGAGATTACAGCACCAACACAACTAGAATTAAAACTATAACAATAGAGGAGTATTATGAAACATCAGATTAAATCTACATCAACCTTCGCTCAAGCGTGTAACTCTTATAGGGGTAGCCCATCATTCTGTTCTCTTAAGTACAAGAGTCAGAAGGATTACGGCAGTAACTTAACTAAGGCTTGTGCAACTAAAGTATCAGACAATCTTATGTTAGGTAATTTAAAACTAAAAGATGTACGCTATAAGTATCTAACTGTAGCGTATGAGTATTGGTTAGCTAACTCAGGCATACGTGCCGCCAACTATATATCTACCTGTGTTAGTATAATATTAAACTATTCTATTAAGCATGAAGCTATACCTCACAACCCGATGGCACTCGTTAAGAAGGTTAAATCAAAACCTCGCAAGGTGATGTGGCAACCCGAACAAGTAAAGCTATTCTTAGATACAGCTTACAATAACTTTAGGTGGCGTAGCATAGGGTTGATAGTTCATATGTCTTACGAGTGGGGTCAACGTGTAGGTGATATGCGTACACTAAAATGGGACTCCATTAGCTTCGATAAAAAACGTATGGACTTAGAGCAAAGTAAGCGTGGCGTGGATGTACACTTACCTATCAGTGACAATCTAATTAAGATGCTTGCACAACAGAAGGAAGACTTCGACTTCCAAGACTACGTAGCACCTCGCACTGAAACTAAGGCAGGGGCTTACTCACACTATACGATTGATGAAATACATATACTTATCAATGAGGTAAAGGACGAAGCTAATCTACCTAAAGAGTTACAAGCAAGGGATCTTAGGCGTACAGCTATAACTGAAATGGTTGAAGCAGGGGTTGACTTGGTTGGTATCATGCAAGTATCAGGTCACCAGTCACCTCAAAGTGTTAAGCCTTATCTTGTTAACACATACAGTGGTGCTAGTACTGCACTAGAAAGGAGATTTAATAATGACGATAAACATTAAGGAATACATTGAAGACCTAGACTTATCCGATGGTGTAGGGGTCAGGTCTGATTGTCCTATCTGTAATGGTAGCAATTCTTTTACAGCTACAAAAATTGATAGTGCTGTGTTGTACAACTGTTACAAACTAAGTTGCTCACTCAAGCCGGGATTTGTACCCATCAACTTAACTACCGAAGAGATAGCTACTAGGTTATCTAACCTAAAAGAGACTAAGCCTGTGTCGATACCGACATTCAATGTACCTGAGTACATCACATACCCTGAGCCTTCTCAGACTAACTACCATAGATTTGTATCTAGGTGGGGGTTAGAGAATGAATACTTAGATGTAATGTATGACGTTAAGGATGAGCGTGTTGTGTTTCTCATACGAGATAAGCATAAAGTTATAGATGCTATAGGTAGGTCACTCAATGGCTCTGTACCTAAGTGGCTCAGGTATACTGGTAACGCTACTGTATTCAGTAGGTGTATGGGTGAACCTAATGGCGTAGCTGTAATAGTAGAGGATGTTATCAGTGCTATCATTGTATCTAAGGTGTGTCCAAATGTCACAGGTATAGCTATCTTAGGTACAAATATTAATCACACACATATGGAATACTTACAGGACTACACTAGAATTATAGTTGCACTAGATCCTGATGCTACTCACAAAAGTATTGAGTATCGAAAAGAAATACAATCGTGGACAGGGATTGAGACTATGGCAATGATGCTACAAGACGACATAAAATATAAAACAGAAGAGGACTTAATAAAATTGAAGGAGTACACAACATGATGCATGAACTTGCACTAATAAAAACTATGATGGATAAGGATTTCTATGAAGACCATAAGGGTATAAGGTTTCCCGATAAGTTATTCACTAAAGATTTACGTAAGATAAAGCAGACACTAGAGTACGCTATGGAAAAGTATGAGCAATCAGTTACACCAGCTACACTTGAGGCTTTGTTCTTCGCTAACAACGGCACACTTACTACAGCTAACAAGGAAGTCTTCAGAGATCTGTTCAAGAAGATAGACAGAGAGACAGCCTTAAGTAAGGAAGTA